GGCGTGTTCGTACCGGGCGCACCATTGCTCCCCTGCATGTAATCTTGCGGGTTGAATGCTTGCTGCTTCTGGAGAGCCGCCAGCTTCAGTGCGTTCATCTGCTTCTGTTGAGCCGCTTGCTGTGCAGCCGTGCCAGTTGCGACACCGCCCAGAATCGCCTTGTAGCGGTCCTGAGAAGGAGCCAGCAAACCAGCAAGCCCAGCCGTGAAGGCTGGGTTCTGGAGCAATTCGTTGATGTCGAATTCAGCCATCAGAAGACTCCCAAGAGCGCACCGAGACCAGCACCGAGACCCGCCGCAGTGCCACCGGCCATCCCGAGCGGACCAGCCAGCGAACCGCCCAGCAGAGCGCCGCTCGCCGCGCCGCCGAGAAGGCTACGACCAGTGCTACCGCTCTGTTGTGACGTGCCACCATTGAGCGACATCGCCCCATTCAGGATGGAGTTGTAGTTGTTCAACTGTTGCCACGGCTGGGCCTGATTGAAGTTCCAGCGGTTCACCTGATCGGACAGGTTCTGTTGGTCCAAGTTGTCAAAGTAATCGCTCACACCCTGACGCAGCCCCAGATTCGTGAGGTTGTTCTGGTATGCCTGTTGCAGCATCTGCCCGCCTTGCAGCGTGCGACCCGAGAGCGCCGACAGGTTGCTCGTCATGTTGCTGTTCAGCGCGTTGGAAGCATTCAGCGCGTTGCCAGTGCGAGCCTGCGAAGCCTGTGCTTGCTGAGACTCCAGACCCTGTGCGCCAGCCAGACGTTGGCCCGCCAGCGATTGGATAGCGTTGTTGACGTTGTTCGAACGTCCGCTTGCAGCACCCATCAGGTACTGGCCGAGGTTGCCCGCCGCGCCAGTCGTGTAGTCTCCCAGTTGGCCAGCGGCAGCGCCTTGGTTCGCACGTTCCGTGGCGTAGTTCTGGCCATAGATGTTCGTGGCATTACCAGCCAGCCTGTCAGCGAGGTTGATGCCAGCGTCGCTGATTGCCTGATTGCCTGCACCCGAACCGTACCGGCCAGCAGCCGACAACTGGCTTGCGATGCCCGGGAGAATCGAGTTGTTGAAGTCTCGCGTCGTATCCTTGTTGATGTTCCCCACCATCTGCGACAGGTAGGGGTTGCCATTCAGATACTGGCCGCTCAGAACTGACTTCAGGTATTGCGAGGTCGCGTCATTGCCAGTCGCGGCATTGCCGAGCACACGACTCGTCGTGTCGTTGCCAGACATCGCGTTGGCGTAGGTCTGGTCCTGTTGCGTGTTCCCATTCAGGGTGTTGGTTGCGGCCTGCGCTTCCGGGTTCGTCCCGTTAATCATGTTCTGGAATGCAGACCCAGACATGCCGCCGCCGCCCGCCAGCATGGCGAGAACCTGTTGGCCCCAGTCGTTCCCATTGGCAATGGAGTTGAGCGTGCCACCAGCCTGCGTGTTCCCCATCGCCGCGTTGCGAAGGTCCTGACTCGTCTGGTCCTGACCCTGTGCGACTTGGGACCCGACATCGTTGTACAGACGGCTGGCCGACGTACCATTGTTACCAATGTCCGTCATCTGGCCAAGCGTATCCTTCGTGTACTGGCCCGGTTGAGCAACGGTGCTCCCCGGGTAGTACTGAGGCGTCTGGTTGAACGCGTTGCTTGCACCGCCGTACAGTTGCTTTAGGTACGGCTGTACCCCCGACCAAGGATCGGCCTTCTGGACCGTAGTCGTACCGCCGCCACCACCGCTCATGATTAACTCCCTAGACTCTTATGCACCACCGAATAACGGTGCTTATAGCCAATCTCTTTCAGCTTCGGAACGAACCCCTTCCGGACATAACATTCAACCGCCGTGCAACCGTTCTCTGTGGCCCACACTTCGATGGCCGCATGACTGCGATCCATCCACTGATCGAATTCAGTCCCGGCCAGTGCCACAATTCGAACTACCTTCATCTGTGGATAGATCACAATCTGCGTGGCGCCAGCACCATATACACGGTCGCCCTTCGTAATCATCCACAACTGCATCTCTTGCCGTGCACAGAAGTCTCGAATGTCAGAAGCACTGATCTCCCCGAAGGTATGATCCAGTGCTCGTTTGATAAACGGTTCTGCGAAGTGCCAAAGCTTTTCCACGGCAACGGCAGGTACACCCCTTATGTTGTATTCCATCAAATTGGCCTGATAGTGAAGTTGTCGTTCTGGCTGGCACGTAACAGGTTCGCTGTATTCGTTCCGACCCAACTGACAGAGTTTTGCGCCGCAAGTGTCGTGCTGGCGCCCGTCGAATTATTAATGACAAAGATCGTGCTCGTCCAACTTGGACCCGAATTGAATCGGAGTTCGGCCTGATTCACACCGTTCTTCAACAGTTCGGTGAACGTATCGTTGAACCACGGCTGTCCACTGATACCAGATACACTCGCCGGGACCGCACTCATCAGAATGTTCCCGGTGAAGTGGCCCGTCTTGCTATACAAGTCAGAGAACTTAATGATCCCAGACGGCTTCGCCGCAAGGAGTCGAATCCACGAATCATCCAAGTGGTTGCGGTTCGTCCCAAGCTCTGTGTTAATTTGCGACATCGAGATCGCGCCGGATGCTTGGAGAGTCATCGCGTGTTCTCCAATTTGGCCAAACGGTCTTCGAGAGACACTACCTTTCGTGCAAGCTCTACGCATGCGACCAGTGCCGCGTTGCCATATGCCATCGACATATACTCGCCGCTCTGATTCACCGCTTCAGGAAGAATTTCTAGGAAAGACTGAGCGCCAACGCCAGCGTGGCGCTCACCGTCCTTCGTGAACGTTCCCGATCGCTTGATGTTGGCGAGCCGTTCGATGAAATCGCGCGGTAGGTCTTTCCAGTCAGACTTCAGTCGTTCATCCGAGAACGCAGTAATGTCACCGGCAGCGGTGAGCGCCCCAGCGTCCGTCAACGTCATGATGGCGATAGTGTTGGCACTGTTAATCCATTGCATGTTGCTCGCATTTGACACACCAACCAGCTTCGCGCCGCCAGAACAGTTCAACCAGAACCCTGCGAACGTCGTATTGCTTTTGATATAGAACGGCGTGCTGCTAGTCGAAGAGATAGATACCGTGCCATCAGCGTGCATGTTCCTGATCGTCAGCGGGTCAGGCAGATTCCCGTTGCCGTCGTTGTTCTTAATCACGCCGACTGCGATAGAGGTCAGGGACGACGTGAAGACGCCTGTATCCAGCGTCACCGTGAAAGCTGAGTTGGTCGAGAAGCTTGCACTGATGACGGAGCCGTAGAGCGTGCTCGCATCCGACGCACGCAGCCGAGTCCCGACCGGAAGGTAAGGCGTGGCGTCACCGGCAACCGTGAACTTCGTAGTCGATACGAACGTGGGAGACATCCCCAAGTCGATAAAGCCCTTTCCGATATCGTTGATACCGGTTCGGATGCTCGCCATCATCTCCCGGGCACAGTCATTGACCGTGGACGGCAGTTGCCCTTCCGGCCATCCGTCAGGCGGCGTGGAAGAGTTAGAACCAGCAGTGGTGCTCCAAAGCCCCCATTTCATGATTTACCCCAGTAGTGCGTAGCGATACGCCCGGTCGGCACTGCCGCCAGAAGCGTGCGTAATTGTGAAGCCTCCCGCACTGACTGTCGATACAAAGGTCGTGGCCTGTGCCGACGCAGCGTTCTGGGTGCTAGGTTGCAAAATAGGGACAGATTGGAAACTTACTCTAGAATCTGTGACAACCGTAGCCACTGTTCCTGTCCCGAGCGTGACCGTCCCGACATTGGCCAAGTGGCCTTGATTCGCCCACAGCGCCCAGTCAGCGATACGCCGACGATGGAACTTCTCGTCTGGCTGAAAGAACGGAGGCGAGACCTTCGCGTTGGCTGAAGTCGGCATTATCGTTTCCCTGCATCCACGGCGGTGATATCCACGCCCTGAATGGAATCGAACGCACCAGTCGTCTTCACGTTGAAGCGGTGATACCGGGCCGTGTTGTGGAACTCCGCGAAGCCTGTATCGTTCGGCGTGTTCGGGCCGACAGACGAAAGGTTCTCAGTCCTGACATTGCGGTATTTGACAGTGAGCGTCACCGCCGCAGACAAGCCATTGGCCACCGGCCAGACCTCTTCAATCTGTGCGAGATTGTTCAGGTTGCCTTCCATGCTCGCCATCAGGTTGTATTCGCTCGTCTCCACTTCAGCAGGAAGAGGCGTCCCAGTGAAGTAGTAGAGTTGGTCTCCGACGAACGCCGCGAACACCAACGAGCCGCCCGTCCCAATACGGTCATCCAGTGAGTACAGCAGAGCATCGATACTGGAACTCACAGCATCCAGACCATCCAACGTGTAGCCCAGCGTGCTCGCAATGGCGATCGTGTCGAACCCGACCAGCGAGGCAGGAACGTCCACCCGCGCCCAGCGATCGTAAGCATAGCTGTAGAGCATGATGTGGTTGCAGCGCCCGCCTGTGTTGCCGATGCCGGGGTACGCCCACATGACCAGCTTCAGTTGATCGTAGAGCGTCGCCCGGATGTTGTTCACATAGGAACGGTCGAGGTCGGCAAGGAAGGTCTTGTCAACCTTCCCCTCACCGATCGGCGTGATGTTCGTTCCATCGAACTTCTTAAACCCGTCGTTCGCAAGGAAGAACGTCACGTTCTCATAGTTGACGACGGATTGCGGTGCATACGCACCGATTTGGTCATGAATCTTGTCGAACTGGAAAATCAGCGGGGAGCCGACGAACGTCATCCGCCAGATAGCCCGCTCCTGAAAGATGTATCCCTGTTCACCAGAGATGATCTTCTGCACCCAGCCACCATTGCCCGGGAGGTCCTGATAGTCCGAAAGCGTTGCCGCGTCCACACTCCACGCCGCCGAATTGTTGATGCCACTCCACCGGACGCGTTGGACCATTGTCGAACTGTCCGAGACATTCCCCAACACTACAAAGTCTTTGATTACGGCGATATGGCGAGCCTTCGGGGCACCGGCAATACTGACAAACTGTGCAGCCCCCAGACTGATTTGCTGGGGAAGGTCCGCATGCCCGTCCACTGCAATTACCGTCTCGCCCCATGATACGAACTCCCAGCAGTCCGACGTGGCCACCGTGTACGGAGCCGACGCACCGCTTGCGTTGTTGAACGAACCCGCGCTCTGCACGAACAGCTTGGTTGCGTTGCCAGCGTAGGTGTAGGTATTGTTCGCCTTATCTCTCGCGTAGAAAAAATTGTTGATCGTGGCCATCCCACTCGCACTGGCGTTCACCACCAGTCCGGGGAAGGATTCATACGAGTTGTTCGGTCCCGGGATGACGTTCGTCGCCACCGTCGCGCCGGGGTTATTCAGCGCGGGGATGTCCGGGAGCCATTCAGAGAGGGGGAATAACATTCAGAACCTCGTCGCCTTGATTCGCAGATTCGATTGTTGATCTCGCATCTGTCGCAGTTCTGATAGAGCCTCAGATTGCAATTGAGCGCACACCGCTGCCGCCGACGCATTGCGAATGGTCCCCGCCCATACCTTCTTCGCGGCGCCGTACACGATCACGTCTTCAGCCGCCGATAGCCATTTGTTCGTGTCGCTGTCCGCCGATAAGGCGGGCAGTTGCTTCACGTAATAGCAGTTGATCGGATACGCAGAATTGGGGATGTTCGCCAGCAGGAAGCGATTCTGATACTCAGCGAAATAGATCGGGAGACTGACCGAGCTATTATCGACGTTGATGTCTTTGATGAAATTCAGGTCTTTTTCGATCAGCTTCGTGGTCGAGGAATTCTCGCTGACCTCAAGTCGATCGACAAAGAGAAAGTTAGCTGGCTTTGCA